CTAACGTGATTAACAACATCTTTAATACCACCTCTAGTAGCCTTATCGTTTAAGTATTTCCAGTCAGACTTGTAGAAGTCATAAGAACCTCTTCTGAAACCAGAGAAACCTAAGTTAAGAGCCATATCTTCATCATTGTCGAATACTCCGTAAGAAGTACCTCCAGATCCGTAAGAATTTTGAGCAGCTAACATATCGTCTATAGTAAGCATTAAGTCTCTGTTACCAAAGATCATGTACTCTTCAATAGCTCCTTGCTTATCAAATTCTTTAAGAATTTTATCAAAGTCAGCTAAGTGATTAGCAGCAGAAGCAGATGAAGTGTCTTCTGATAAACCATCGAATACATTACCTCTAGTTTCTATAGCAGAGAATAAACCTTCAGTACCAGCTATAGTACCAGCTGCAGTGTTTTGAGAACCAGCAGCAGAACCAGCAGCGTGACCAGTAAAAGCAGTGCTAGCTTTTTCGTGCTCAACAAGAGTCATTTCACAGTAGTCTGCAAATCTCATTCTTGTGTCACCAGCAGCTTTTAAGTACCACATGTAACCTGATTGTCCGTCTTCACCAGAAACTTCAACCCAACCAATTTGAGAAGCATCAGATCCAGAGATCTCATACAAATCTTTAATGATTACTGGATTGTTAGTGAAAGACTTGAAAACAGGCTCGTTGCTTTCAGTTCTACCAGAAGATCCTTTTCCATACTCAGATCCATAAACAAATATACCACCTGTAACATCTGAAGCTGAAGCCGTAACATTTGCAAGCCCAGTACCATCGTCAGTTAAAGGCGTTACTTCAACAGTAGCGTAGTTTACTGCTGGAGAACCAATACCAGTAGTACTTAGTGCTTTAACGTATCCTTTTACAGATCCATCAGCGTCAGATAAAAGAACTAAGTCACCCACTCTAATACCGTGATCTGTGTTACCACCTGTTGCTACCGCGTTGCCATCAACGTCTTTTAAAAGTACCATCTTGTAAGTAGCAGCTGGTGAAGTTCTTTGTATGTTACCTTGATATGATAAGTGTAATCTTCCTTGTTCTGACCAGATTACTTGATCAGCAGACATCGGCTCTTCTGCGCCGACCATCTCTAAGAAACCTCCGATTGTTCTATTACCGAACACTTCAGCTTCTTTTTCCATTAAATCCGGAAGGTATTGCTGTGCCCAACCTTTTGTAGTAGTAGACGTAAAGTCAATATAATTACTTGCTAACGTCTGCTTATCTACAGTTGGTACACTATTCAAACTACCTCCGGCCGTAAATGCTGTTGCCATTTTTTAAATAGTTTTTTTAATTAATAATTAGTTTCGTTTTCGCATTTTTAACTTTAACGAATTAGTGTCTTCACCTAACACCTTAAACTTCATGCCCCCAACTTGTACTTCATTTTGAGCTTGTCTAGCGTTTACTTGAACATTTTTATCTTTTGCTATTCTATCTTTCATAGCATCAGCTTTTCCTTGTTCATAAAAGTGTCTAGCAATAACATCTGGATTCATTGCAGTGTACATGCTTTTGTGGTAATCTTGAGCGTTTTCGATAACACCGCTTTCATTTAAAAACTTTTTAAAGAAATTATCAGCATCACTCTGTATCTCTTTTACCTGAGCAACATCGTTAATATTTAATCTAAATCTCTTTTCTCCAACGTTATATTCAAAACCTTTGAAATTTTTGTTAAAAAGTTGATTAGTTTTATTTTCAAAAACTTTAGATTGGTTATTAACAATCTCTTGCTCTTTATTGTACCTGTTGAAAAAGTCTACAGCTTTTTGTTGATCAGGTGTTAACCTTTTATCTCTTGCTTTGACCTCTTCATAATATTTAGACTTTAAGCTGTCTAAGTGCTTTCTAGCATCAGCAACTTGCTCTTTTAATGCTAGCTTTTTTCTTTTTATTTCTACCTCGTCCATAGACTCTTCATCGTAAGAAAAACGATCGTCTATCATAAAGTTTATTTCTTCGTTAGTTAGATGAGGCTTTGTATCTTTATAATACTCTATTAAAGCGTCTTGATCATCTAACTTGCTAATGTCTCTATTTAAAGCTACGTAATCATTTAAATCTCCACCTGTTTCTTCCATAAAGTCTACAAGCTTTTGGATATTTTCTGGCAAAGGTTTTCCAGTAGCCTGCTTTTCTTCTACAGTTTTTTCTTCTCCTGTTATTTCTTCTACAACTGGTTGTTCTTGTGCTTCAGCTTCCGGTTGTACTTTTTCTTGTTCTTGTACGGTTTCGGTACTTTCAACGAGTTCAACCACTCCTCCGTCGTTAGTTGTATTTTCTGTAGCTTCTTTTTTGGTTTCATTTGTTTCTTCTGGGTTTTTAGTTAAGTCTATCTTAACAGTTTCGTTTAAAGTTTCATTAGAAAACTTTTTCTTTTTTCTAATCTTTTGTTTTTCAACCTTGTTATCTACTTTAGGTTGTTCTTGTTGTGTAGTTTCTTCAACTACGTTTTCTTTGTTTTCCATAATATAATATAATTAGTTACCAATTTGCGGATTAAATTTATCTAGTCCAATTCCACCTCCGAGTATATCATTACCTGAAGACTCGAATTTTTTACTTTCTCTTTGATCCTTACGATCTTCTTTCATCGTGTCTATTTCCATCTTGTCGTTTTTCTCTTGACCTCTTAACTGTTGATTTAAATCAAACTCAAACTGCATTAACTCTTTTTTTAGTCTAACTTCTTCTTGTAAGTGTGCTAGTCTACTGTTTGCTCTTGTTTGTTCTAATTGAATTTCCATTTGAGACTTCTGTTGATTCTTTTGCATTTCAGCTTGTGCTATAGCTTGTTGAGCTTGTGCTTGAGCTTGGGTTTGAGATTGTTGCATCTGCATTTGCATTTGTTGATCTTTTGCTTCTTTTTCTTTACGTCTAATTTTTAATAGCTGATTAGCAAGACTAACGTTTCTTATTTCACGTAAATCAATAGCGTCTTCTAAATCAATGTTTTTTTGCTGCAAAGCTTGTTGTATATTATTTTCAAGTAAAGCTTTTTCTTCTTCATCTGGCGCTAACTCTAAAAATATACCAAAGTCATATAAATACAACTCTGACATTTCGCTTAGTGTAGCTACATTATGAGCTCCTATAGCTTGTACAAAAGCATTTTTAGTTTCAGAATATTCTAGTATGTCAGATATTCTTAAAGATAAACGTTCTGCTATCTCAGCTGTTAAATACATCGAAGCTGTTAATATATGTTTTGTTGCAACGTTTGAATTAGCAGCAGCTAATTTTTGAACACCTACCAAAGATCTTTCGTCAGGAACACTAGCATCTCTTGCCTCGTTTAAACCTGTTACGTCTCTTATCATTTGTAAGTAGTAATTGTAATTACCAATTAAAGCGTTAAGTTTACCACCAGCGCCTTGACCGTTTGATATTTGAGTTATAGGTACTTTTCCAGGGTTTGGATCACCATCAGCGTTTAAAGATCTACCAATAACACTACCTGTTTGGAAGAACATGTTTAAGGCTTCTTGTGGGTTATAGTTTGTACCGTTACCTAAATCTATTTCAGCTAAACCGTCGGCATCTAAGTAAACACCATCTGGCACCATACGTGACATTACTTGTTGTAGTTTTAAATGTGTTAGCTGTATCATATCGGCAAAACCAGTTATACGACTAACTAAGCTCTCTATTTTTCCATTGTACATTCTAGGAGCAACTAAAGCATAATTCATTTTAACTTTATTAAAATCACTCTTGTCTCTCATCATGTTAGCACACATGTTCCATTTTAAAAGCTTGTCAGTACCTAAAATCAAAGCCCCTTCGTATACACACTCTACGTTTCTAACAAGCCTTGAATAATCAGCTGCTTCAGGAGGATTAAAAGAATCATCTTTAGGTATTAACTTTTCCAAACCAGCTGCCGTTGTCTTTAGTTTATATACATCGTTTTTATAAGTTTTGTAGTTAAAGTAAAGTATTTGTACTTTGTTTCTATCGTTAACTTCTCTGTATGTATATCTACCACTAGGTCTTTTAGCTGATTGACTTAATTCTTTTAAATCTATTTCTGTTAGATGAGGAAACTCTTTAGCTACTTCATTAATAGGTATTGTTTTAACTTCACCTATATAATATATATCTTCAAATTCTGGAGAATCAGAATAAGAGTAAACTACATTGGCTGGATCTACGTATTCAATAGTTACACCCTCGCTGTAATTAAAATTAGTTTTAGTACAACCTATACCTAGAACAGTTAAATCATACAATACTCTTCTTTTTATACTGTCATAGTTACTACCTTTCATCAACGCATCTATAGCTTGTTCTTCTGCTATTTCTACAGCTTGCTTATAATTAAGCTGCATGTGTAGTTGTAGCTCTTCTTGAGATTCAGGTATATCTTCTTTTTTATTTTCGTTCAAGTCCATGTTAAATAAAGCTTGGGCTTGATCGTTAAAAGCTTTGTTTTGCATGTCTCTTTGTAAAGACTGCATATACTCTGTTCTTTTTTCTACTCCATACTGATCTTGAGAATAAGCTTTTACATGAAACATTCTATTGTCCATTCCATTTACAACTATATCTACAAACTTTGGAATAATAGGTACTGGTTTCCAGTCTAAATTTAAATAAGATAAATCTCCATTAATAGATAATTCATCTTTATATTTTTGTATTGATTGTTCTCCTCTAGCGTAAAGTCTTAACCTATGAAAACTACTTTGAGTGTCTAGATATTTGTTGGCGTTGTTTCCACTAAACCACTCTGCTTCTATAGCTCTAGCAACTTTAAGTCCATATTCAGGACTCATTTTTTCCATATCACTCACTGTTTGAGACGGAAAGTTAACGTGTACTGATCTATTCATTTTAATTGTTTATTATTTTAGATGTATATCCATTATTGTTATATTTTGCTACACTAAGGTTTAATTTGGTTCTTTCTTTTTTAGCGTTAGGAGCGTACAAGTGTCTATTGCAAGCCATTATTGCTAAACCACTACTTATAGATGCATCGTGCTTTGTTCTTTTATTCATATCAAACTTTGTCCAATCATTTAGAGTTTCATTAAAATACATACTACCGTAATTACCTCCTCCTAAATGACCTACAAAATTGTTTATGTACATCTCAATAGCTGCGGCGTGAGCTTGTTTTATATCTTCACTAGAGTTAGGTATACCACCTATTTCTTTTTCTGTTGCA